GCCGATGGGCGCGGCCGCGAGCGGCGCGCGGGTGTCGAAGTTGCCGGGGGCGAGGGGGAACTCTGCCGCCATGGCGGGCATGGCCACGGCCGTTGCGCCGGCCATGCCGAGCGCCGCGACGCGCAGCAGCGGCCGGGTGCGGTCGATGCCGATGGCGGCGCCTTCGACGATGTTCTCGCCGGCCTGCATGAAGACACGCGAGGGGCTGCGGATGCCGAGCTTTTCCTTGAACCAGCCGACGGTGGAGTCGGCCGCGCCGCTGATGGTGTCTTGCACGGTGCCGAGCATGCTGGTGATGCCGCCCACCAAGCCCTGCATCATCTGCGCACCGAAGGTCGTGAACTTGGCTGGCAGCTCGATGCCGAACCACTGCATGACGCCCGCGAAGGCCTGGTAGAACAGGCCGAGGGGCGACCAGTTGACGATGGTCTGCGTGATGGTGGTCACCACGCCCGAGAACGAGCCGCCGAGCTGGTCCCAGATGATCTTCAGTCCGCCGACGATTCCGCTCCAGTTCCGATAGATCAGGTAGGCCGCGCCGGCGAGCAGCGCGATGGCGATTCCCAAGGGGTTGGCCAGCAGCAGCAGGCCCACGCGAGCGACGGCCATGCCCACACTCAGGAACGCCGACCCAAGGCGCACAAGCAGCCCGGCGCCGGAACTCAGCAGCGGGCCGACGCGAAGCATCTGGAAGCCGAAGAGGCCCAGGCCATAGCGCACCACGGCGAACGGCCCCAGCAGGGCAGCGGCGCCGAGGCTCAGCGCGCCGAAGCCTGCGGCGAGCAGACCTACCCACAGCACGGCCTTGCCGATGTACGAGGCGAGCACCGGGTTTTCCTGCGCGAACTGCGTGATGCGCTGGAGAGCGCTGCCCGCGGCGTTGAGCAGGCTGATGTAGGCTGGCAGCAGGGCGCGCCCGGCCTCCTGCATGGCGTCGTGGAAGCGGGCTTGCGCTTCGAGTTCCTGCCCGCTCAGGCTGTTTCGCGCCCTGGCGTCCAGTTCGTCGATTCCGAAGGCGCCGGCGTTGAGCTTGGCGTTCTTGTGGATCTGGTCTCTCATCATGAACATCTGAGAGAAGAGGCTCGACGCCGTGCGGTTGCTGAAGATGGAGCCGATGGCGTCGTTCACCTGGTCCTGGCTGGTGAGGCCCTTGGCGGCCAGCGCCGGCAGGAGCACCTTCTCCATCCATTCGAACTGGTTGGTGCGGAAGAGGTCGCTACCTTTCAGCGCGCCGGGGTCGAGGAACGAGACCTGCCCCGTCTTGTCGTGCTTCACCTTGGATGGGTCGCCGATCAGGTCGTACTTCATCAGGTTCTGCGCGGCGCGCTTGGTAGTGCGGCCCTGGTAGAGGTTCTGGTACGCGGACATGGTGGCCACGCCCGCGCTTGCGCCGCCCATGATCTGCACGATGGGCTCGAGCTGGTAGTACATCGCTTCGCTGGAGAGGCCCTTGGCGGCAATGCCGCCGCGCTTGATGAAGTCCAGCCATTGCGTCGAGTCGACGCGGCCACCGGTGGCGGTGATGACGCGCTGCACCATGTCGGCCTGCTGGGTGAACTCTTCCTTGCTGCTCAGGCCGTTGCGCGCCTCGATGACCTTGAGCATGTCCATGAACTTGCGTTCGTTCTCGGAGCCCTGTTCTTCGCCGAACATGGCCTTGTTCGCGAACTTCATCTTCGCCATCGCTGGCATCACCATTTCGGCGTGATGCACGTCGGCAAAGGCCGTGGTCGCGTCCAGCATCAACCCGAGGTTGTCGTTCATGCTGGTGCCGTAGGTCTTCATCCGCTTTGCGTAGTCGATGGCCTTGGTGGTCTCTTCCTTGCCAAGGCCCAGCGATTCGATGCGTGCTGTCGTCGTTTCGTACTCGCGGATCTGTTGCAGCGGCTCGGTGACGGCACGGCGGATGCCGTAGGCGGTGCCGACGCCGGCGGCGCCGGCCATGGCCAGGTGCCCGGCCGTGGCGCGGGTGCCGTTGAAGCTCTTCTGCAGCTGCGCCTTCCGGTTGCTGGCGTTGGCCAGCGCTTCGAGGCGCGCTTTCTGCTGGGCAATGGCGCTGTTCGTCGATGCGATGTCGGCCTGCAGGCGGTGCTGGTCTGCCGACAGCTTGCCGATGCCGCTGGCGGTGGCCGCGGTGCGCAGCTGCACGAGGGCATGGCGCTGCTTGTCGTAGGCGGCCGTCGCGCGGTCGACCTGGCCCTGTAGCGTGCGCGCCTGATCGCTGTTCGCGCCGTAGGTGCGCGTGACGCTGTCGAGGTTGGCGCGCAGCACCTTCAGGCTGTTGCCCTGCTTGGCCAGCTCGGCCTGGTACTTCCGGATGGCGTTGACTTGGCCGAGCTGGCCGTTGAGCAGCTTGAGGGCGTCGCGCGACTGTTTCAGGCTCGCGGCGGTGGCCTTGCTCTGGGCGTCGAGCGGCTTGAGTTCGTTGACCGCCTTGGCCGCGCCGGCCAGGATCAGCTTGAGGGTTAGTGCGGTGGCCATGGTGGTTCGATGGGGTTGCGGTCAGTCGTCGTCGTGCTTGCTGGGGGCGTAGCGCTTGCGGGCGGCCTCGCGCCAGTCCATCAACTCGGCCAGCGGGAGGCCGTCCATGTCCTGCGGGCGCCAGTGGAAGACGAGCGCCAGATCCGCCATGGCGTCCTCTACGCGCTCTGCAAGACCGCGTCCCGAACTGCTTTCTTCAACAAAAAACTGATGACCACGCCTCCCGCTTCGGACAGATCCGCGGGGTCGAGCTGTGCGCACTCGTGCGGCGTGAGGCTCGGGGAGGTGATGCGCGGCAGCAGCTTGAGCAGTTCGTCAGCGTCGGCCGCGTGCAGCCGCTGCAGGGAGAGGCCGCGCAGCTCGCCGGCGTTCGGCTTGCGCAGGACGATCTCGGCGATGGTGGTGGCGCCGCGCTGGATTGGCGTGTCGAGCGTGATGGTGTTGGGCACGCTGGGCGCGATGGTGGCGGGGGGCTGTTGGGCGTCGTCGTTCATGGTAGTGGCTCGGTTCGAATGGGAAGGGCAGGGGGCGAGGTTGCGGGCCGGCGTCAGTTGACGCCGAAGGCCATGCCGATGGCGGCGCGGATGGCGTCGTACTGGTCGGTGCCGCCGACGCGGAACACCATGCCGGGCACGTCGATCTCCAGCAGCTCCTGGGCATTGACGGTCAGCTTGTAGTAGCTCGCGGCGATGGTGAACTCGTGGTCGTTGTCTTCGCCGGCCTTTGCCTCGTTGGGGTTCCATTCGCGAAGACGGCCGCGGATGACGACTTCGGCCGCAGTGACCTGGCCGGTGGCTTCGTCCTGATAGGCGCCGGCGAAGCGGAAGATGTTGGCGCCGACGGTCTGCGACCCGAGCATCGCGATGAGCTGGGTCTTCAGGCCGCCGGCCTTGATGCCCAACTCGAGCTTTTCGTGGCCGAGGTCGATCTCGACCGGGCCATGCATGCCGCCGGCGCGGTATTCCTCGGTCTTCTTCGTGATCCTGGGAAGGGTGACGCTGGGGATCTCGCCGACCCAGCTTTCGCCATCGCCGAACATGGCGAAGTTCTTGAGTTTCTTGGGCAGTGCCATGGTGGTGCGCTCCTATGCGTGATGCGTTGACGCCGGTCAGGCGGCCTGCACGGCCGCGGCGAAGTTGGCGAGAAAGTCGTCGGTGATGGTCTGGCGGAAGCCCAGGTCTTCGAGTGGCGGCACCGGCGTATAGCGGTAGCTGATGCGCAGGCGGCCGACGAAGAGTTCTTCTTTCGGGTTGAGGTCGGGATTGATGAAGGCCTCGAAGCCGATCAGGTAGCCGCCCGTCACGAGGTCTTTGCCCTTGGCGTTGATGTTTTCGAGCATGTCCTTCACGAGCGTGGGATGCATGGGCTTGTCCACGAACGTGAAATGCGCCTCGGCCATCGTGTCCGCCAGCACCTGGGCGGTGCGGGTGTAGTTCTCGAAGAAGAACTTTCCGCCCTGGGCCTCGGTGGTGCGGTTTCCCCAGAAGCGATAGCCGCTGCGGTTGATGATGGTCGTGACTTCGAGCGCGTTGAGGTACGTCGTATCGCTACTCGGGCTCTGCAGGTCGAAGAACACGTCGGCGCTGATGCCCTGGGGGCCGTTGACCACGATGTTGGAAAGCGTCTTGTGCCAGCCGATCTGCTGATCGAGCTTGGCGCGCAGGCCCAGGGCGTACGCCGTGGCCGCTTCGACCTCGACTTCGTTCGTCGCTGTGTCCCATGCGAGGAAGTTTGGCCAGATGACCATGATTTCTCGCTTGCCGAATTTGCCGCGGTAAGCGGTCGCCTCTTCCTTTGTGGTGGCATACGCCATACCGTCCGCCTTGCGCGCCGCGACGTAAGTGAACCCCTTCAGCTGCTCGGCAACCACCCCGATCTCGACCGCGACGGGCTCGGTGTCGAGGTAAGGCGCGCCGATGATGCGCGGCTTGTAGCCGACCTGGCCCTGCGCAGCGAGCAGTGCCTGAAGGCCGGTCTTCTGCCCGTTGGCGGTGGTGGTGCCGATCACGTTGCTGGTGGTCTCTGCGTCGGTGGCGCCGGGCTCAACGCGTACCACGATGGTCACGGCCTGGGCCTGCCGGGAGATGGCCTTCAATGTCTTCGCCAGTGTGCCGGCCGCACCCGCCTTGCCGACGCTGCCGCCGGGGTTGGTGAGCAGCACCGGGGTGTTGAGCGGGAAGGCCGCCGGGTCGGCCTGCGGCGCGGTGGCCACGATGCCGATGATGGCCGTGCTGACGACGCGGATGGTCGCGCCGCCTTCGTCGACTTCGAAGACGCGTACGCCGTGGTGGTATTCGGTGGACATGGGGGAGTGCTCCTGTGGTGATTCGGGTTGCCTGGGGCTACTGGGCCGCGGGCGGTTCAGTGGTCGAGGTGGCTTGCGCTTCGGCGGGCTCTTGCGCAGACGCTGTGGGCGGCGTTTCGATCGGGGGGACGGAAAGGCTCGGCAGCAAGCCGGTGAGGGTCCGCTCCGACGGCTCGGCCATGGCGCCGGATTTCACGCGGTCGAGCAGTTCGTAGCAGGCAGCCCAGACTGATGAGCGCCACGCACGCAGCGCACGGCCCTCGTTCTGGAACTTGGGCACGGCGGGCTCTTCGGCGTAGGTGACGGCGGTCCTGATGTCGTCGTAGCCGAGCGATCGGGCCATAGCGTCCATGTATTCCTGCACGTAGCCGCGCAGGGACGCGATGCGGTCGTCGATGGTGCTGGGCGCCGGAGCTGGAGGCGGCGGCGGTACGACGGGGAGTTCAGGTGCCGGTGCGGGCGGCAGCGCTTCCAACGCCCATTTGCCGCGCACCATGCGCGCCCGCATGCCGCTGGGGATATGCGGCGGCACGGTTTCGGTTGCCAAGGCAGGGTTGAGCAGCGCATAGACCGGCTTGCCGGTGCGCTCCGTCGCGACGGGATCGAGCGGGTGCACGGACTCGCCCACGAGGAACCCGCTCTCGGGATCGATCAGATAGATGGTCTTGGTCATGCGGTTGGTGTCCGGGTCAGTAGCTGATCCACGCCGGGAAGGCCACGTTGCGGGGGCGCGCCTCCGAGCCATCCGAGTTGATCGAAATGCCCGTGCCGCTGTTGTTGAGCCAGATGCCGGTTTTCCTCGAATCGATGCCGACGTTGTGCGCGTGCGCGCCGTCGTAGTTGATGGGCCTCGGCGAGTCGATGCTGAAGTCGGAGTACTGCCCCGTTCCACGGTCCGAGTCCGCCACGTTCTGCGGGACTTGCATGCCGTGGTTGTGCGCCCCTTGCGAGTCGGTCCACCCGCCGTGCACGTGGCCGGGATCGTTCACATAGTGGCCGTGGCCGGGGTCCGTAACGCCGTGGGTGTGGGCGGCGTTGCTGCCGGCCTCGGCCGAGCGCAGCACGCGCGAGGCATTGACGCCTCGCCCGTTGTCCAGGCATCGGATGAACTCGCCGCGAAGATCCACGAGAGAGAACGTGCCGGAGCCGGAGAGTCCCAGCCGCGCGACCAGGTCAGGGTAGTTGGCCTGCTCATAGCTCACGTCGGCGCGCACGAGCAGATAGCCGGGAATGCTCGACGGGTTGTCGTAGCTGTACAGCAGCATGCCGGGCTGATGCCAGGGCGCGCGCACGTAAGCGGTGCCGTTCCAGACCATTTGCCGGATGTGCGGTGTCTGCACAGTGATGACGGGGCCGATGTTCACGGCGGGGACGGCGACGATGGGACCGCGGAACGCATACATCGGATGCGGGTCCGGGTCCGCGAAGTGGGCGGCGAGATCCGCGTCAGTGGCGTACTGAGGATGCGGATTGACCTTGGCCTCGTGCGCGGCCGTCGAGTCGCTGAGTGCCGCATTCAGCTCGGCCGCGGTGTGGCCCCAGCGCGTCCATTTCGTCGCGTCGCTGCTGGGCGGGACGTTGAGGCTCTCGCCAACGCTGCGCCACGTGGTGCCGGCGTAGCTGACATAGGCCACGTTGGCGGGATAGCTCAAGGCCGGGTCCCACGGCGTGACGTTGCGCACACGCAGATAGCGGGTGCGATTCGCCAGCTCGCGCGGCGGGCGGTTGTCGATGCCCGAGGGGCCACCGAGGACCGGGTCATCTTCCTCGATTTGGTAGATGCCGGTTTCCCACTGGTCGGTTTCGTTGAGATTGGCCATCAGGCGCTTCCGTGGTTGTAGGCGCCGTCACGTCGGGTGGCGCCGTTGTGGCTGTTGGCGACCGACGCGTACCGCAGCGCGACCAGATGGCAGCGCGCCGGCGCGACGGACGGCAGGAGCTTGCGCAGGCGCTCGGCCTGGGCGTTGGTGATGGGGCGCTGCAGAGCGACCATGTAGGTCGCCCAGGAGCTGGCAAGCGAGGCGTGCGGATAGACGCCGTTGCGGCGGAACGTTCCGTCGTGGGTGCGACCGCCGATGCGCTCGATGATGTCCACCTCGCCGAAGCCCAGCGAGCGGATCAGCAGTCGAATCGCCCAGGGCGTGCCTTTGTGCCGGTGGATCTCGATGGAATTCAGGATGAGCGCACGTTTGGCGTCGTCGGACCTCGCGTCCTGCCAGGCCTCCACGGAGAGCGTCCACGAGAGCCATGGCAGCAGCGGCGCGAGGCACAGCATGGCCGTCCACAGGTGCCGCAGGCCATCGGTGTCCAGATCCAGCGGTGACGCGCCCGCGAGCGCCAGCTCCAGCGGCGTGCGGTTGGGCGGCAGCAAGCGCTGCGACGGGGCGAGGCTAGACACGGACTACCTCTTCGAGGATGTTGATGCCCGTCACGCGAACCCACTGGGTTTTCGTGCACAGGATGTCCGTCGGCGGCTGCGTGATCTCGACACGGTCGACACCCGGCTGATGGAGCGCGGCGTCGATGCCGGAGTGAGGCAAGCCCTTGCCGAGCTTGCGGATCTGCTTGAGCCACTTCGCCAGCGCCGCCTCGCCGTTCTCGACGGCCACCTCGCCCGCAGGCCCTTCGTAGCGATACACCTTCGCCGTGATGGCGGTCTCGAAGATCTCCGCACCCTGTACAGGCACGCTGTCGCAAAGCGGGCGGATCTTCTCGGCGTTGAGCGCAGCGCTCACGGTGTTGAGCAGCGCTTCGGAAGCAACGCCGCTCGCGGACGTGGAAAGCACCGTGACGCGCACGGTTCCGGGGAGCGGGCTGTCGACTTGTGCGTCGGCCACCTCGGCGCTGGCCGTGAGGGCGTGGTAGCGATAGCTTTCCGTCGGGCCAGCCGTCGTGATCCCTTCGGGCGCGAGCTGGATGCGCTCGCGGAAGCGTTCGTCGTCTTCGTAGACGGCCTCTACCGGTGGCACCGCGTCCGGGTCAGCGGGCGTGACCAGCAGCCGGGAAACCCGATAGTTCGCCGCCAGGTTGTCAAGATCCGACTTAGTGGCGTATGCCAGCATGCAGGCTTTGGCGGCATCGTTGATGCGCTGGCGCATTTCCAGCTCTTGGTAGGCCTGCACCTGCAGCAGCTTCATCGCCGGATCGGATTCGAGCAGCAGCGTGTAGTCGAAGCCGACCTTTCTGCACTCATCCTGAAAGAGCGCGATGCGCTTGGCGAGGATGGCCTCGTAGTCCAGCGTTTCGATGACGGCCGGCGCGGGCAGCAGGGACATGTCCAGGCTCATGCGCCTCCCGCAACGGTGACGGTGAAGGTGGTGCTGTCGACGCTGTTGGTGTCGCGACGCACGATTTGGAGCTGGCACTTGCCCTGTGCGGTGAAGCCGACGCGCACGCTCAGCAGGCGGGTGCGTGGCTCCCACTTCATGATGGCCTGGGCGGTCGCCGCGATGAGGCGCAGGCGATTCGCCGCGGTGGCCGGGTGGTCGACCATCTGCGGCAGGTAGCTGCCGTAGTTGCGGCGCATCAGGCGCGTGCGGATGGGCGTCGTCAGGATGTCGTTTATGGACTGCCCGATGTGATCGCGACGCGAGAGCACCTTGCCCGTGGCCTTGGAGATTCCGCTCATGGCACGGGCTTCCCGCTGATCTCATCGCCGCCCTGCACGCCGGTCGTGCGGTGTTCCAGCAGGCTGATGTCGCCGGCGACGATGTCGCCGCCATCGGTCGTGATGCCATGGCCGTTGATGAAGGTCATGTCGCCGTCGATCTCGGCAGTCTTGCCGCCTGGGCCGGTGCCAGAGCCAGCCATGCCCGCGGTAAAGGTGAACAGACCTTGCACCAGCAACTGGCCGGTGGCGATGGTCTTCGGCGCGTCGAGCGTGATCTCCTGCGAATGCACCTTCGCGCCTTCGCTGGCCGTCACGTCTGCCGTCTTGCATTTCACGGTGATCGCGTCGGGAACCTCGATATCCGCGGTGCCGGCGGCGGGCAGCGTGACCTTTAGCTTGTGGGCGGCGTGGTCGTACTCCAGGACGGCGCCGTCGGGGTACTTCGTGACGGTTTTGTTTGGGTCGGCGCTGGGCGTGGGGTGGCTCTCGGTGGGCAGGCCCGGCAGCGCATAGCCGCCCTCGGTCATTCCGTTGGGTGAGAGGAACAGCACGCACTCGCCGACGGTCGGCGGGTTCCATGTGCCGGTCTTGCCTGCGCGCAGCTCGACGTAGGGCCGCCAGTCGGTGCTGCCCTTCTCTGTAAGCTGCACGCGCACGAGCGGCGGGGTGGCGCCATGATCGACGTCGGTGATGGTGCCCATGCGCACGACGTTCGCCATCTGGCGTTGCAGGTCGGCAAGAAGTTGCGGCGATTCGGTTGGTCCGGGCATGCGCCCAATGTGCCGAAAGGCTCTCGCGTGCGCGAGCGAACGCAACGGTGCATGCGGCGGGGACTGAAGGCGTTGCGCGGCGCCCTCGAATGTCAGCCGTTGGCGGTGACGTGGTGCAGCAGGATGTCGGTGACGGCGTCTTCGTCCGCTGGTGTGAAGCCCAGCAGCTCGCGCTTCGGATACTGCACGGTCGGGCTGTTCGGCTTGCGCCAATCGACCTTGTCGCGAAGGCCTCGCTGGTGCACGCGGGCGATGCGGGCGGACTTTTCGCCGATGTAGATCGTGGCGCTACCGGCCGTCGCGGCCTTGCGCAGGTACTGCGCGGTCCTCAGTTTTTCGAACATCTTGCGGCGGATCTCACCTTTCTTGTTTCGCAGCTGCTTGCGCGGCTTCCTGGGCTCGTAGGGCGTCCCGTCCGGATTGAGCTGCGCTCCGATGCGCTCCGCCTGGCTGCGGCGAAGGTAGGTCGAGATCTGCACCATGGCCGCGCGCCGGCGCTCGGGCGAAAGCCCCGCCATCAAGGGAGCGGCCCAGTTCGCGAGTCGGTTGAGCGCGTCGGCCACGATCAGCCTTCGTCCAGCGGGTGGATGCGCCACTCCGCCTGAAGGTCGAGAAGCGATTCGACCGGCTCGGCACCCGCGAGCACGGGCTCCCCGATGTGCCGGGTCGTGAGCCGGTTGATGCCGTCGACGGTGCCGCCTTGAACGGCGACGGTCTCGGTCAGGTCGATCTCGAAGCCGATGTCGGACGTGACGTGATCGATGATCTCCACCTCGAAGCGGAAGGCCTTCGTGCGCCGCTCGGGGTTCTCGAAGATGTCGGGCTGATTGCGCTTGAGCCAGGCCACGACGGGCACAACGATCACGTCGGTGCTGCCGCTCCAGTCCGTCACGACGATATTCAGCGTATACCGGTACTCGAAGGACAGCGCCGGCGTGCCCGTGTGGACGATGTTGCCGCGCTCGATGAAGACCGTTAGCTTTTCCGGGTTGGTGGCCAGCTCCGGGCACGCGCGGGTGATGTGGTCGCGCAGCAGCTGCGGCTTCTTCATGGTTCAGGGCTCGTTCGCCTTGGTGGCGGGGGTGTCGCCGAAGAGGGTGCGGTCGGCCCGGATGACGTCGCCGAGTAGCTGGATTCGTTGGTCGCGGTCGACAAGATCCGCGCGGAGCTGTTCAGCCACGCGTCGACCCTCTGCAAGGCTGGCGTCGAGTCGGGCCGCATGGCTTGCAAGACGGTCGCGCTCAGCTGCGCCGGCCTTGGACATAGCGAGGTACTGAGCGGCGCGCCCTTCGGCGGCGCGCTGCAGGCGCTCAGCATCAGCAATGCGAGCAGCGCCGTCGGCAGCAGCGGGTGCCTGCGCGGCGTGGAAGTCGTCGACGGCGCGGGTGACGGTGTTGGCATGGCCCTGTTCCTTGGTTCGGGAGGTGTTGGTCTCTTCGAGAGCGGCAGTGGCTCGGCTCTTCGTGTCGGTGTCCCAAGCCTGCTGTACCCGTGCGGCGCCGTGCCCATCGCCGACCCAGTACGCGGGCAGTGCCGAGGCAGCGGCGATCAGCACTGCGGCCGCCAGGGCGATCAGCGCGGATTTCATGAGGTGGACAGCAGGGCTTCGAGCGCCCGATTGCACCGCTCGACGCGGTCGGTACGGCCGGCCATCGCTGCGCCGTTGATGCGCGTGATGGCATCGAGCTGCCATCGGTCGGCGAGGGCGTTGAGGCCATTGGCCTTCCAGTACCACGCGCCGACCAGCACAGCGGCTTCCGGGTCCGCGACACGGTCCGGGTTCTGTTCAAGCGGAATGCCCAGGGCAGAGGCTGCCGCTCGATAGTTGCCGCGGCCGGTGAGGTGCGGGAGGCCTCGGCCGCGGTAGTTCCAACCATCGCCGCTGGCTTCGCTGCCGTTGCCGTTCCGGTTGGCATAGACCCTGTTCGCGAGCGCCTTGGGCTGGCGCGTGAAGGCTCGCGCCTTCTCGACTTCGCGCAGCGCGGAGAACATTTGTGCGATGCGTGCGGGGTCGGTGTAGTAGAGGTTTTCTTCCAGGCGGGTGAACCCGCTGGTTTCGTGGCTGTACTCGCCGATGAAGGCGGCCATTCGCCGGGGCGTGTCGATCTCGAAGCGATCGAACGCCGCGATCAGGTGTGGAAGCAGGACACGTGCGACGGTCGGCGTGATGCCGGCGGCAATGAGCTGGGGCAGGTTGAGCATGGCGGCTTCAGGTCTTGGCGGTGGTGTCGGCGCTGGCCGTTTGTTCGGGCGCGGCGGCCACGGGTGCCGGCACGCGCGGGAAGCCGATGCCTGCGCGGATCTCGGCGGCGAGTTCGCCGATATCGCGATCCTTGCGGCGTTCCAGCCACAGAAAGACCGCGGCCACGATCCACGGCCCGGGAATGCTGCAGAGCACGAAGACGCACCCCGTAATCACGAAGAAGCCCGCCTCGGGCGGGAAGGTGGCGAGCCGGGCGAGCGCGGCGCCGGCGGTGAAGACGTCGGGCTTGTGCTGCATGAGCAGTACGAGGGCGATGGTGCCGAGGATGAACGAGCTGGCCAGGCAACCCATGACGCGATTGATGAGGTCGTTCCACGCCTGGCCGGGGCGCAGTGGCACGAAGCGGATGCCGAGCCAGAAAGCGATCAGGCTCGCAATGACGGGCAGCGAGAGCAGGGCCAGCTTGTAGCCTGCAGCGGTGCCGGCAGCGGCGGCGGTGGTGGTGGGTTCGGTCATGGTGTGGCGTCGCAGGGTTGAAAAGGGCATGGCGAGTTCTCCTAGTCCCAGAGCTGCACGGTGTCGATGCGGGCAGCATTGGCGGGGAGGTCCGGCAAGACGACGGCGAGGCCGATCGGCAGGATCGGCCCCCGGTCTGCAAGGCCGGGGTTCATTCGGTACGTAGCCTCGGTGACGCCCGCCGTCGCGCCGAGGTGACGCAGGCAGAGCAGATCCACCGTGTCATGCTGCTGGGTGACAACGGTCCGCGGCATGGCTAGATCAGCTCGACGGTCAGGCGCGACGCGCCCAGGATGTCGCGCACCGCCCAGGTGGCATCACGGCGGTGGTGCTCGGCCTGGTCTTCGCGCGCTTCGTCCTGATCCTTGCGGCGCTCGCGCCCGGTGGTGTCGTAGTCGCTGTAGCGCTCGATCAGGTTGGCCTTGGCATGGCAGTACACGGCACGGCGGAAGCGCTGCACGTTGATCGACTCGCCGTCGACCTGCGGGGCGGGCACCGCGGCCAGCGAGGCGTGGCCTTCGTCCTCGCGGCTCTTCGCCCAGGCGGCGAGCTGGCCGATGGTGGCCGCAACCGCTTCCTGCACGGCCGGCAGCAGGCGCTGGGGTGTGATGGTGCCGTCCAGACGCATGGCGTCGCGCAGAGTCGCGAGGTCGATTTCGGGCCACCATGCGCCCGCGGAGACCTTGCCCAGCGGCGCGGGGTCGCTGGGCGGCGTGGTGCGCACGAGGGGTGGGGCTGCAGCGATGAGGGACATGGTTGGTCTCGGGCTCGGTATAGGTGGGCGGTGGCCGTGGCGCGTTGTGGTGATGGCTCAGCCTTTCACGCAGCGCCACGGGCCGCCCGGCACGCGGGGGTGCTCGGTTGCGCTACTTCGCGGCGGCGCGCTTGCGCGCCGGGGCCGTGGACTTCCTCGCCGGTGCCGCGTTCTTGCGGCTGCTGGCCGGCGAGGCCGTAGCGGGTTGTTCGGGTGGGGCGGCGGTCGATGCCTCGGCCGTCGGCTCGACGCTCGCGCCGGCCTTGTTGAGCGCGCGCTCGACGCGCTCGATGTCCTTCTTCACGCCGGCATTGCTGTCCAGCTCCAGCGCGCGCTGCAGGCGCGCAAGGGCCAGCGACAGCGCCCCCGGTTCGATTGCGGAAAGGTCGGGCTCTTCGGCCGTCTGCACCTTGCCGAGTGCGGCGTAGGCAATGGCCTTGTGCAGCTTGGCGCGGGCCTGGTCAGGCGCGTCCTGTTCGGCCGTCAAGGCATCGGCCTCGACGAGCAGCGCGGCCGCCTGCGCCCGTGTGCGGGCGGGGTCATCGTCGAGCGATACGGGCGCCAGATGCCGCACGTTCTCGGCGTCGAGTTGCACGAACAGGGGCGACCATTGGCCCTTCAGGTAGGCATTGGACAGTTCATCGATCACGATGGCGGCCGGGCTGCGCTTGTAGTCGTCGGCCATGGCCATGCGATGGCGGATGACATAGGCCGCGATGTCCAGGCCCAGGCGGTAGGCGCCGGCGTCGAACGCCCACACCATCACCGTGGTGAGCACCTGATCCACGGCGCCCCGGCCCGTGTCGAGCGAGGTGTAGATCCAGTCGAAGTATTCCGGCAGCAGCCGGGCCTTCATTTCGGCGCGGCGCTCGTGCGACTGGATTTGGGACAGGCGGTTCTTGTCCTGCGAGAGCTTGACGCGCATGAGTCCGTAGGCATCGCCCTGCAGCTCGACGCCGTAGGGGCTGGCGGCCTGGGCCTGTTCTTGCAGAACGCGCGCGCGGTGGCGCTGTGCGGGGCTGAGTGGGCGCATGGTGGTGTTCCGGGCTGGTGGGGAGGGCGCGGGGCCGAGGGCGGCCCGCGCGCGGTCTTTCGTCAGACTTTTGGCGCGGGCCTAGTTGGCGAGTTCGATGTTTTCCACGAGGGCCGCGCGGCCGTAGTCCTCGACGACATAGGCGTCGTTCGAAGATTCGTAGTTCTCGATCTGGTCGCGCTCGGGCACGTCCTTGATGTTTCGGCGACGTGCATCGCGCTGCCAGTACAGGGACAGGTTGGACAGGGTCGTCACCATCACCTTGCCGGCAGGGAAGAAGGGCACGGTGACGGCCTGCAGGCCGCCCACGCGCTTCTGGCTGATGATGATGTCGGCGGCCAGAGACTCGGTCGGAGGCTGGTCCTTGTTGACCAGCGGGAAGTACTTGTCGTGCATCAGCCCGCGGCCGACGACGGCGACGAGGTCCGGGTCTTCCTGATACCACGGGTCGAGCAGCGTGATGGCGTCGTACACGACGGCATCGAGGTTGGCGTAGTCGCTGGTCGCCTTGTCTGCGCCGACGATGACCTTGCCAGCCTGCTTGCTGCCCTGGGCGAGCACGTTCTCCGGCGCGTGCTCGCGCATGTGCTGCAGCCAGCCCTTGTTCACGTCCTGCAGCAGCGGGTTCGCGGCGAGGTCTGTAGTGGCGGCGATGCTGGTGCCGTTGAACCCGATGCAGATGCGGTCGAGCGCCTGGCGCCGGATGATGGCGTCTCGCAGCAGCGTCTGAAAGTTGGGGAAGCCGGCCCAGGCGTCGAGCTGCGCATAGCGGATGGCAGTGTCGAAGTTGGTCTGCACGCAGCGGTACTGGTTGTCGTCGAGCGCTGCGAGGTTGCGCGGCTTGCGCGTGCCGTTGCCGCTGGTGTCGGTGCGGCTCGCCACCGGACCGCTCACACCGACGCCGACCTTGGCGGCAATCTGCTCGGTGACGCCGATGACGTTGATGCGCTGAAGGAACGCACTCGATTCCTGCATCTTCGATTCGAGGGTCTGCTGTACGCGCGGCTCGACATTGAATTTCTGAACGACGCTCGCGACTCCGTTGAGGGTGGCCAGCTGAGAGAAGTAGGCGTCGATGGCCTGGCGAGTTTCTTTGCGCATGGTGTGTGCTGCCTGTGTGGTGTTGCGGATGAGGTGCTTGCGGTTGGTCGACTTGGCTCAGCAGTCGGTCTTCGTGGTGCCGTTGCCGCCTGTTGCCAGCGGGCGAGTGGTGCCGGTCGGCGTGGTGTCGAGGACCGAGTACTTGGCCTTCAGCTCGGCTACGGTGGCCAGCAGGTCGCCGATGGTCTTGTCGCGAGCGGACAGCTTCTGTTCGGTGGCGGTGACGTGGGCCGCGAAGGCGTCGCCGATCTGCTCGAAGCCTTCCGCGATGGCGGCGAAGCGCGCATCGTCGGTGGCGGTCTTCGCGCCGAACTTCGCCAGGGCGCCCGCGACGGCCGCGCGGAACTTGGCCAGGGCGCCTTCGTCGGGCGCGTCCTCGAATTCGAGGGTGAACTCCTCGGCGGCGGTGAAGAGGTCGTCGGGCTTGTCCTTGCGCGCGGAGAAGGGATTGGCGCTCGGGTTCTTGGCAGCGAACTCCAGCATTTCAGTGCCGAGGCTCGCAGGGTTGTCGGTGACGGCCAGGCCCACGAGATAGGCCTTCTCGCTGTCTGCGAAGCGCGGCCGAACTTCCATCGACGAATAGATCTTCTGGCGCTTCTTGTTGAGATCGATCAGCTCATCGGTGGGGGAGATCTGCGCGAAGAGGGCGAGCTTCTTCACGCCGCCGATCTCGACTTCGCCCGTCTTTACAGCGGTGACATCGCCATAGGCGCGGAAGTCGCTGTTCGGGCTGTAGCCGCGCATGTGCTCGATGTTGACGCGGGCGCCGTAGACGTTCGGGTCGTAGCTGGCGGCGATCTGTTCCAGCATCGCACGGTCGATGACGCGGCCGTCGCTGGTCGCGCCTTCGACGGCGACGCGGAAGAATTTGGAGACCGGCTTCTTTGCGGGTGTGGACATTGGTTGGCTCGCTGCTTGTTGAACGGGGTATCGCGTGGTGTTCGCGATGCGATGATCCAATGGTGTCGGTGCGTCCGTCCGCTCTCAAGCCGCCGCGCGTGTGGCTGTGGCGGGCACTGTTGGACGTTGTGGCGATGCTTCGCGCGCGCGGGCAACCTCGGCGGCATGCCCCTGAAATCCGCTGCGTCCGGCCGCACTCGCCGGACTGTTTCTGTCGCTGCGAAGAAGTCCGCGTCGCACAAGCGTGGACAGGCTTCGAAGGTCGCCAAGGTGGCGGCGCCTGCTGCCAATGTGAGCAGCGTCGCGAGCACTGCGGCGGGCCAGATTGCCACGTTGACGCCGCAGGCGCAACCCCGCACCGCGGCGCGGTTCCTTGCGTGGACGGGCTGGAAGGTCAAGCAGATCGCGGAGCACCTGGGCGTGCCGGCGTCGACGGTCTACGGCTGGAAGGAGGCCGACAAGTGGGACGACGCGCAGCCGCTCGACCGCGTGAACGGCGCGCTCGAAGTGCGGCTCATCCAGCTCATCCTGAAGACCGAGAAGACGGGCGGCGACTACAAGGAGATCGATCTTCTGGGCCGGCAGCTGGAACGCACGGCGCGCGTCGAGAAGTACCAGCAGACGGGGCGCGAGGGCGACCTGAATCCGAACATCGCGGCACGCAATGCAGCGCCGAAGCGAAAGCCCAAGCGTAACGAGTTCAGCGAAGACCAGATCGCGCTGCTCGAATCGAAGCTGCGCGAATCGAACTTCCCGTTCCATCAGACGTGGTTCGATCAGCAGTACCAGCGGCTGCGCGCGATCCTCAAGTCGCGGCAGATCGGCGCGACGTTCTATTTCTCGCGTGAGGCGCTGCTGTCGGCCGCGAAGGAAGGGCGCAACAAGCTCTTTCTGTCGGCCTCGAAGGCGCAAGCGCACCAGTTCCGCAGCTACATCGTGGATTTCGCCAAAGAGGTCGACGTCGAGCTCAAGGGAGAAAACATCAAGCTGTGGAATGGCGCGGAGCTGATCTTTCTGGGCACCAATGCGATGACCGCCCAGTCGTACCACGGCGACTTCTATTTCGACGAGTTCTTTTGGGTTCCGCGCTTCCGCACGATCAACAAGCTGGCGAGCGCGATGGCCTCGCACAAGCACTGGCGCAAGACCTACTTCTCGACGCCGTCGGCGATGTCGCACGAGGCCTATGGGTTCTGGACGGGCGACGACAGGAACAAGGGCCGCGCCAAGAAAGACCATGTCCGCATCGACACGACGCACAGGGCGTTGCGCGGCGGCGCGCTGGGCCTCGATCGGAAGTGGCGCGACATCGTCACGGTGGAAGACGCGGTCGCATTGGGCTTCGATCTGTTCGACATTGCCGAGCTGCGCGAGGAATACAGCGTCGACGAGTTCGCCAACCTCTTCATGTGCCAATTCATCGACGACAGCCTTTCGCTGTTTACGCTGGCACAGATGCAGGCCTGCATGGTCGACAGCTGGGAGACGTGGAGCGACGTCAAGCCGCTATGGCTTCGGCCCTATGCACATCACCCTGTGTGGATCGGCTATGACCCTTCGGACAAGGGCGATGCGGCGGCGTTGGTTGTCGTGGCGCCGCCGCGGGTGCCCGGCGGCAAGTTCCGCATCCTGCACCGAGAGCAGTTCAAGGGCTCCGACTTCGAGGCCCAGGCCGAGGCGATCCGGCGCGTCACGCAGCAATACAACGTCGTGCACATCGGCATCGACAAGACGGGCCTTGGCGCCGGCGTGTTCCAGATCGTCGAGAAGTTCTTCCCCCAGGTGAAGGGCTACCAGTACAGCATAGAGGTGAAGCAGCGCCTGGTGCTGAAGGCGCAGCAGGTGATTCACAAGGGCAGGCTCGAGTTCGATGCCGGGTGGACCGACATCGCGGCGTCGTTCATGGCCATCAAACGCGTGCTCACGGCCAGCGGCCGGAATGTGACCTACGACTCAGGCCGGTCGGAAGAGACAGGGCACGCGGATCTTGCGTGGGCAACGATGCACGCGCTCGACAACGAAACACTCGCCGGCGACGTCGTCGGCGGCAGCTCTCGCATGGAGATTTTTGGATGAGCAAACGAAAGGGCACGCACGCCCACCGATCGACCCACGCCGCGCCGCTGGCCAGTGCTGGCGCCTCGGGCGCTGACCTGATGACGCAGTCGGGCAGTGGCGCTGTCGCGGCCTTCAGCTTCGGCGACCCTGAGCCAGTGAGCCGCATTCAGCTGCTCGACTACGTCGAGAGCATGTTCAACGGCCGCTGGTACGAACCGCCGCTTCCATGGGAAGGGCTGGCGAGCGCGTTTCGGGCGTCGCCGCATCACGGCTCCGCGATCTTCCTGAAGCGCAATCTGCTGAAGACGATGTTCATCCCGCACCCGCGGCTGTCGAGTGCGACGTTCGGCGCGATGGCGCTGGATTTCTTGGTCTTCGGCAATGCTTACGTCGAGCAGCCGCGCGCCGCGACTGGCCGGCCGCTGGCGCTGCAGCACGCGCTGGCCAAATTCACGCGGCGCGGGGAAGAGGAGGGCCGCTACTTCTTTGTGCGTGGCTGGCATCAGGAGCATGAGTTCCCCGCCGGCTCGGTGTTCCATCTTCGGGAGGATGACGTCAATCAGGAGGTCTATGGCCTGCCCGAGTACATCAGCGCGCTGCAGTCGGCCTGGCTCAACGAGTCAGCCACGATGTTCCGGCGCAAGTACTACGCGAACGGCTCGCACGCGGGCTTCATCCTGTATCTGTCGGATGCCCAGGTCAGCACCACCGATGCGGACGCGTTGCGTGAGGCGCTGAAGGGAGCGAAGGGGCCGGGCAACTTCCGGAACCTGTTCCTGCATGCGCCCGGTGGGAAGTCCGACGGGCTGAAGCTGATCCCGGTCAGCGAGGTGGCCGCGAAGGACGACTTCGCGGCGATCAAGAACGTGAGCAAGGACGACGTGCTCGCTGCTCACCGCGTGCCGCCTGGCCTGCTCGGCATCGTGCCCACCAACGCCGGCGGCTTCGGCAATGCACCCGACGCGCTGGGGGTGTTCATCGACAACGAGATCCGGCCCCTGATGCAGCGCTTTCGGGAACTCAACGAGTGGGCAGGGGAGGAACTGGTGCGGTTCCTCGTGCCGGAGCGGAAGGCCGCGTAAGGCCAGTGAACTACGCGCCCAGACACTCCGGGTGCCTTCCTACGATTGCACAGTTGCGACTAGGGGCGTATGGGAGAGGCCCAATGTCTCCTGATCCAGAGTGCGCGCTACTTGGCGAGCGCGAAGAACTGCGGCCGGTTGGCTCCGGCCGCGTGCACGGTTTGCAGAGTGAGCGTGCCGGTGCTCCGGTCGATCGTAAAGACCGAGATCGTGTTGTCGCCCTGGTTCGCCGTATAGGCGAACCGGCCTGTGCGATCCACGGTGACGGAGTTGGGCGTGTTGGCGCCGACGGAGAACGGCTGGCCCGGTACGGCCGTCAGCGCGCCGGTTCGTGGGTTGATGGCGTAGGCCGAGACGTTGTGGGAATTCCTGTTCGCAACGTACACGAAGCGTCCGGTCGGATCGATGGCCATGCCAAAGGGCGTGTTACCGGAGGGCACCGAGCCGATCGAAGTCAACGCGCCTGTGGTCTGGTCAATGGAATAAGCGCGCAGGGTGCCGGGGTTGTTGCCAGTGCTCACGTAGGCGAAACGGCCGCTGGGCTCGGCCGCGACGTCGACGAAGCCGCCGACTGGCAGCGCAACCGACGCGGGTGGCGAGATCGGAACGCCGGTACTCTGATCCAAGCGGAACACTTCGATAGACGCGCCGTTGGGCACGAACGCGAATCGCCCCTCGGGATCGAAACCTAACTTGCGACTGTTGCCGCCGGCCACGGCCACGGCCGTGCTGCCGTCGAGATCGCCGGTGGTGGCGTCGATATTGAGCCGATGGATCTGCCCATCGCCGATCACGTAGGCAAAACGTCCCTTGGGTTCGACGCCGACAAAAACCGGGCTCGTGCCGACGCCGGTGGTGAGATTGAGGTTCTGCGAGAGCGTGCCGGCGGGGTCGATGGTGGATTGAGTGACGCCTTCGGTCCCGACGTAGACGCTGGTGTAGAGCTTCTTCCCCGAGGGATGCGCGGTCACGTGCTGGGGCGTGCCTGCCAAGGGGTACGCAGTGGCTGCCGACAAACTGCCATCCGGAGAAACGGTGTAGGCAGTCAGATTGTTCGATCCCTCATTGGCCGCAAAGCCGAAACGGTCGGCTCCGGCCTCCGAGCAATTGACCGTCACCGAGCTCACCGCAGCCCCTGCGATCGTCCCGAAGGCCTGTTTCGCAACACAGACCTGCAGCGCCGTGGGCTGCGTCTTCACGGTCACGCCGTACTCGGCACCGTCGTCCAGCGAAGTAGCGAAGCTGAAGCTGCCGTCGGCTGCTACGGGTAGGTCGTCACCTGCGTTGTTCTGGAGCACCAGCCCGCTGCCTGCCAGGCCGGTGACGGTGCCGCCGACAGTGAACTTCAGCGCGCCCGCTGGCGGCGCAGGGGGAGGCGGCGGCGGCGGTGGCGGGGGTGGCGGGGGTGGCGGCGGCGCGTCGCCTACGCCGCTGTTGGCCGGAGGAAAGGGACCAAAGGAGAAGCCTCCGCCTCCACCGCCGCCGCACGATGTAAGCATCAAGGGCACGGCGATGGCCAGGGCGAGGCTCAGGCGGGTGCGACAGGGCAGTGGCGGCATTTCTTTTACTTTAGGAAACAAATGTGGCGGCGATGTTATCGGGACACGCTGCCATTTGCACGCCCCGCGGCTGGCCGCCACTTCGTGCCAGATGCTGTCGAATTCAGCCACTTCGTCCAGCGTCGCACCGCCGTGGTGGTTTGGATGACGCAGATTCGCGCAGATGGCCTCCAAACACGACTTGTTCGCTCAAAGGTCCCCTGGCCCTTGCCTTGGGCCGCTCGGCCTCTCCATGGGGCTGCCACGGGCCTCTTGGCGACCCCCGCCGCCTCCCCGACCGCCCCCCGACGCGGCTCGCCCGTCCCCGCCGGCGCGCGGTCTAGCCCCCACCGAGCCCGCACGCTTCAGGTGTTGGTTTTTACGACTTGGTCGGCCTTGCTCCGGGTCGCATGAGGCCTAGCGCGCCGGCCCCGCGGGAAGGGTTGGCTTTATTGCCCGTTTTTACGACTTTCCCGCGCTTTATTTGACTGCGACATGAAGCGGTGCGCGGAGTTTCATTGCAGGGGAATTTCGGTGCCGTCGACGGCCACTATGACGCCCGGCGAAGCCTCGTTAATCTCGATGGGCACGCCCATGTGCTTGGTGGCGCTCATGTCTCGCTCGCCCGGGATGGTTATGAGCTGCAGGCAGCGCACGTACTCTTCACGTTGCGCAGGGCTCAGAACAAACTTCCGGGGGTAAGCGTTGTTGTGGGCTCTCCAGTGTGCGGAGAGCTTGTCGGTCATTTGTAAGTACAGGGTGGTCATCGTTCAGTCTTTGGTTCACTCGTCGAGGGCGTGACAGGCGTCAAAAAACCCCGTGCGTGACATATTTCACAAATACCGCCGCAGATGCGCGTATGGTGAAAGCGCTTGCTGCTTGCGCCAATCATCAATCTCGGTGCCACGCTTGTGCCGAGTATTGGAGACGCGCATGGATGGCGGTATGCACATCCACACCGGCAAGACCGGCGTTTGGACTATTTCGATCCTTCAAGAGAAGGTCGCTCACGGTGGCTATTCAGCATCGGCAGAAATCAACCTCAAGGGGCAATGTCGATGCAAGCTGGTTCTGGCCGCTCCCGAACTGTCAGCGCAAGCCGGTCAAGAGAAGCTAAAGCAAAAGTGCATCGATTGGATCAATAAAGAAGAGGCCGAGGGTCGCGACCTGAGTCATTCCTCCGAAGCCGAGGAAGCATAGGGCGACTCAGTCTGCTGCAGATGCGCGCCGGACCTCGACCGGACCGATGCCACTGTAGACCGTGGTGTTGTCCTTCAGCGAAGTGACCGTCCAGCGCTCGGCGCCGTGGCCAGGCGTGACCTTGTAGTCGCCCGGCGCCAGCGGCAGGGCGCGCTCCTCGCGCGCGGTGCTGCTGTACCAGGCCGGCGTGTAGAGGACGGTGGACTCGGAGGGGAAGATTTCAGCTTGGCTCATGGCCGGATTGTCTCTTTCGTTACGGACCGCCTTGCTCGACAGGAATCACCAGCCAGACCTGCCGATATTCTGCAGTGCCGTCGTTTCCGGTATCGAGCTCGATGCCGGAGAGCAAGATGCCATTGCCCTTGTACGGCAGTAAGGTCGGATCGGTAATCCGCCCGGCTGAACGAGCTTGAGGCAGTCCCCAGTTCTCGAACAACATCACTTCTGTGAGATTGCGCCCTGAATTGTTCTTGTCGCGGTCGGACTCACGAATTTGCACGGACACACGCATCGGCGCTTCTCTCTGGCTGGATCTCAGGCGCAAGCCGTGGCGCATGAGGAATGTCACATCCGCTAAGAACATCTAAGGCACCAGCGGCTCATCTTGGCTCTGTGGCTTCGGTAAAAGACCCGGCAGCTCATGCATAACCGCGCGAATGTGGTCGCCCGCATTCCGGTCCCAGTCGCCGTACAGGTCGCCGATGCGCGCACAGCGCCCGGCGACCTCATCGGCGAAATCACGCAGGGTGGGGCGCATCGGATCGCTCGGGCCGAGCTCACCGACCCTGCGCGCCATTTCCACCAGCTCAACCTCTATTTCCATCAGGTGCTCACTGGGGCAGGGCTAGAAGGGCAGGCGTCCATAGAGCGCCCTGATGCGGTCGCCGGCGTTGCCTTTTTTCGGGTGCCCGAACCCGTCGGCCGTCGCGGCGCACAACTCGACGACATTGAAAGCGAATTCCTGCAGGGCAGGATCCAGCTTGTCGCCATTCATGATGATCTCGGCGCGCGTCGCCAGCTTCTCGAACTCGCCCGCAGGGTCGCGAACGAGGTCTTCGTGATCGGAGCTGCAGCTCTTGAAGTGGACGGCGGCAATCTCTTGGGCAGGCTGGCCGCCGACGACCCGGTACAACGCGAGACCTTGGGAGAACAGGTCTTCGTAGTCGCCATGGCCTTTGGCCAGGAGCAGCCACTCAGAGGCGAAGAGGGAGGCCCAGGCGACGTAGTCCGGCTGCGGGGTGATTTCAGGCATTTCAAGCTCCTAAAAGTACTGTATGGATTTACAGTATCTTCCCAGGGTTTATGACCGTCAACCGATTTCCCGACGCAGAATGTCAGTCATGTGTACTCGTTACATATCGCCCGAGGATCGCGAGATAGAGGCCGCCTGGTACATCGGCGCCCGCAGCGCAGAGCGCTGGCTGCGCAGCATGCGGCCGATGTACACCGGGGCGTTCATGCGCCGCGCCGTTGACAAGACCGAGTACGAGCGCGAGATCGCGGTGGGGCAGTGGTCGCTGATTCCAGCCTGGTCGAGCAGTCATGTCCCGACGGCGCCGCCGCGCAAGGGCGAGACGAAGGGCAAGGAGCTGGCCACGCACAACGCCCGCTTCGCCGGCATCGAGAAGAAGCCGGCCTTCAAGGACGCATGGAAGCTCAGCAGGCGCTGCATCATCCCGGCCTGGAGCTTCGATGAGCCGAACTGGGAGTCGGGCAAGAACCAATGGTGGCGCTTCCGTCGCGCGGACGGCCGCCCCTGGGGCCTGGCCGGCCTGTGGAGCACCTGGAAAGATCTGGAGACGGAGAAGGTGTGGGAGAGCTACACCATGCTCACGATCAATGCGAACCTGCACCCGATCATGTCTCGCATGCACAAGCCCGAGATCGACCGGACGACAAAGAAGCCGCTCGAAGTGCAGGACAAGCGCTCGGTGGTCGCGATCGAGGAGTACGACTTCGACCGTTGGCTGACGTGCACGCCGGAGGAAGCGCGAGAGATGGTGCAGCTGATTCCGGTTGACCTCATCGACGCGGGGCCTGCCGCGGCGGAAGAGCTTCGAGAGGCGCAGGTCGCCCCCTCTGATACCGACGAAGAAGAATTGCCGTTCTGAGCGGCGGCGGCTCAGTGCAGTCCCGGCCGGCGGCGCGGTGGGGGTGGCTCGAATGGTTCTTCAAGCTCGTAGCCTGGCACTTCGTAATTGAGCGTCGCGAAAGCCACGGCAGCGGCCTCGCGCGGATCTCGATCGACGTGGAAGGGGTAGAGCGTTGCGGTCAGCCCATTCAGCCAATGCTCATCGATTTCGTCGTTACACAACTCGTGGAAGGCGTCCTTGAACTCACGCCACCAAGCCTCCGGTTTCATCGGAGCGGCATCGGGCTTGGCGAGCTTGCGCATGGCCGCATGCTACTGCTGGGGACGAATTCCGAGTGTTGCCAGCCATGGCCAAGAGGCGTACTTGTCGCTGCGATGGCGAATGTGCGTATAGCGCCGCAATGAACTCCACGTCCGGTGCCCCGAGACGGCCGCGACGTTGGGGATGTTCCAACCCAATTCGAAGAGGCGGCTGATGCCGTCGTGGCGCAGGTCGTGGAAGTGCAGATCCTCGATGCCGAGTAGGGCGCAGGCGTCTGTGAATACCCGGCTGATGGTGCCGCTGTCGTAGGGAAAAATGCGGCCAGTCTGCCCGACTTCTTTACGTCGGTTGAGGATGATGGCCAGCGCCTCAGGCGTCAGGCCGCAACGGACATCGTTGCCCAATTTCTCGCCCGGGTGCTTCATGTCCCGCACCCAGATATCTGGATGCACCTCATCGAGATCTTCGAATGTCTGCCGGGTGATCTCGTCTTGGCGTCGCGTGCTGAAGATCGCGTAGCAGACGATCTCCTGCATGGGGATCGATCCCTTGCGGCGGTTGCCGAAGAGGGTCATGAGCTTGTCCAGCTCTTCGAGGGTCGGGCGCCTGTCGCGCTGTCTGGATTTCGAAGTCAGGCCGAGCGCCTTGCACACCTTGCGCGCGTCGTTGATGACCTGGGCATCGAGCTGATAACCCCAGGCCGGCCGCGCCAGTTGGTAGACCGCCGAGATGTGAGACAGGTAGTTGTCGGCCGTCTGCGGCAGGACGCCGAGGTCCTTTGCGAACTGCACCCAGTCGGCGCTGGTGATGGTCGAGCCGCGGCGCTTTGCGAGGCTGGTGGCCGCCACGGCGTTGAGGACCTGGGCTTTGGTTTTCCCGATGCCTTTGCGGTACTCGGCGACGTACTTCTGGATGGTCTCTGCGAACGTGGGGTCGGGCGCCTTGAGTTTGGCCAGGGCGCCGGGCTGGGCCAGTTCGGCTTCCCGGTTCTTCAGCCAGAGGCGAGCGGCCGGCTCGCGATCGAAAGTCTCGGTCTCGCTATGAACGATGACGCCGCCTTCCTTGATTCGGATGCGGGCCATGTGCGCTACGCTCCCGTCTAAGCGCTTGCGCTTCGTGATGGTTCCCAA